ACCAGTGGATATACGGAATTCGGCTCACTGAATACGTACGATTACAATATCGACCCAGATCCAGCAGGTGAAGCATTCCCCCATAACTATGCCGGTAATTTGCTCAGAACATTTTCCACCTCCAATATCATCAGTACAATTGATATTGGTCTATTGGCATTTGTAGAGTTTGAACTGGGTGCAGTTTCGAAGTACCCTGGATACTATACCGCAAACAATGGATTTCTGGATGATGCTATGTTTATCCAGGACGGTAGATTTTACCAGATCTACTCGTATATAGTACGGGTGGATGAAAAACTCGAGGCATACAAGGCAGCAGTGAAGACAATGATTCACCCTGCAGGCACTGCTCTGTTCGGTGAGTATACCATCACAAATGAGTTTGATCTGAGTGCCGATCTAGAATCAATGTTGAAATCTCTCATTATCATTTTGAGAGATACCATTGCTGCTGCAGATGCCAAGGACCACTTTGATGTGCAAAAGGCACTTGGATTGGCAGGATCATTCAGTGGATTAGAATTGGCAGTACCCATTGAATCTCACATAATTCATATGGATAAACCATTGACAGATTCAGTGACGATATCCGAAGTATCCGTGATTACTCCGGTGAACTTCAATGTTGATAAACTATTTGAAGATACCACAGATCCAGTGGTTGATGCCAAGGATCACTTCATTATTAGCAAGGTATTGACAGATGTATTGGACGCACAGATAGATGCCACGTCACATTTATTTGAAAAATCATTGGATGGATATGATTCGATAACTCTATCCGACAACACCGTATTATATTTGAACGGTGAAGCATTATACTATAAATATGATACAGAGGTAATACTTGACAGCGGCGGACAGATTTGGTTTGACAATTATTTAGATGATATGACCCTGTTCGAAAATGACGGGTCCAACGACTATATGGTAGGTAAGATAACATTTTAGTATAACATAGGAGAATAACATGAAATTGAATGAAAATCTAGAAATGAACGGTAAGTTATCCATCGTTGTCACAGGACAGGACGGATCGATCAAGCAAGAATTGGTTGTACCTAACTTAGTAGTAACAGTTGGTAAAGAGTACATTGCTTCCCGTATGGTTGGCACTGCTGCAACTGTTATGTCACATATGGCAATTGGTGCTGGCACTACTGCCCCTGTTATTGGTAATACAGTAATGGAATCAAGTCTTGCCCGTGAAGCATTGACCTCATTCACAGCAAGCACAAACATAGTAACAGCAGTTGCATCGTTCATCGCTGGTACAGGTACTGGTGCAGTTACTGAGGCAGGTATTTTCAATGCTGGTGTTGCCGGTACAATGCTTTGCCATACAACCTTCCCAGTAGTGAACAAAGAAGCAGGCGATTCAATTGCCATCACTTGGGCAATCACAGTTAGCTAATATAAATGTCAAATTCTACACTCATAAAGACTATCCTACGCAATTCAATTGCCGAGGGAATATATAAAGAAATCACCAATCGTAGTGGTCGATATTTCTATTTCCTGGGCAAAACTTTGACATGGAACGATGAACTATCACCTGTGATTCCGGTGGATAGTATTACATATGATAGGTCTACTAGAAATGAAATTATCACGGTCAAGGAAATTACTCCAACCGATATTTCATTTGTTATACCTAGATATGAATGGGTGTCTGGAATTGCCTATGACCAATATGATGATCAGTATAGCACTGAGGTTCAAGGTGTAAATCTAACTAACGGTGGCATTGAATATACAGCAGACCCATTTGTTTACATTGGGTCCAAGGGTTATATCAATTTTGCAATCTCAACTGCCTATAGTACTGGTCAATTGCTGAAATATGGGTTGAATTATTACGTGGTGAAAAGTAATGGAACATCCGGTATCAGTTATCCATCACATACATTGGGCACTGTTGTAAATGGCACTGTATCTCTACTGTATGTTGATGTGTACGATGCAAATGGATCTGATGCCACTGCGACCGCAACTCTGACCGATGGTGTTGTCACAAGCATAGACGTAACCAATAGAGGCACAGGATATACATATGCTCCATCACTGGTTATTGTGGGTGAGGGAAATACCACTGAGGCACTTGCAACTGCAGTTGTTACGGTCGGGGCAAAATCCAGCAAGCAGAAGATTGAAGAGTGTGAATTTTATGTTATCACTGATGATCATAATGTGTACATATGCTTAGACAATAATAACAATGCCAATTCAACTTCTAAACCAGTTGATACAGACTTTGTTTCCCACGAATACCCAGATGGATATGTGTGGAAGTTTATGTATAATGTACCAATTGGATTACGCAACAAGTTTTTGACCACTGCATATGTTCCAGTGGTTACCTCTATTCAAAGTCAATTCTACTCCAATGGTAATATACAGGTGGTTAGAGTTGATCAGGCAGGATCTGGATATACAGGTGGTACTATATCAGTTATCGGTGATGGCACTCTTGCAGCAAATCCATTGTACCTATATGATACCTTTATTGAGGCAGGTGGAACAGGATATGTAACACCCACCATTACCATTGAATCTCCGTTCACCAACGTGGTTCCGTGGAGTGCGGCATATGTTGTGGTTGTGGGGCAGAAGTATTCACATCTCAATAATATCTATGAGGTTGCTGTATCTGGGACGTTTGGTAGTGTTGCTCCGGTCCACAAATATGGTATTGTTGCCAATGGATCTACCTCATTGAAATATGTTGGAACAAATGCAACAGCAACAGTCTCTGAGACTGCTGGGATCATTGATAGTATTGTATTGAATATGAGTGTCCGTGATGTAAATATCGCATTCAATGGTTCTGGATATACTGGTATTCCGGCAATTACATTTGTCGGTGGTGCCGGAACAGGTGCTGCGGCAATTGCTGTATTATCCGGTGGCACAGTGTCTAGAATTATTGTAATTGATTCCGGCAAAGACTATACAACTGCTGTTATTCCAACTATAAAGATTGGAACTGAGTGGACAGCAAGCACTGTTGTTACACTGGGTCAACAAATATTCTGGGCAACTAACCTATACACTGTTACCGGTGCCGGCACTACCCATGCAAGTACAGCACCCACACATATTTCCGGTGCAGTATTGAATGGTACTGCCACATTTACCTATGTGGGCGAGGCAGCAACGGCAACCTGTAATCTAAAATGCGGTGCCGGTTATAGTCTGCAACCATTGATAACAATTTCCGGTGCACCTGGAGTTGATGCTGTTGCTCGATTTCTAACGGTGAAATCAGATGCAAAACTAATACCACTTTTCGTGGGTGGGCAATTATCCGATGTACAGATTGATGATGGTGGTGTTGGTTATACATATGCCGTGCTCACTGTATCCGGTGATGGTACTGGTGCCACAGCATCAGCACAATTATCCATTGGTGATGCCAATACACTACAGTCTAACATTGAGTTGTTGGCAGTGGATGGTGCAATAAACAATATACCGGTCATATCCAGTGGGTTTGGATATACAACTGCCACGGTGGTAATTACCGGTGATGGTACTGGAGCAACTGCCACGGCACATATCATTGATGGTGCCATAATCAAAATCAATATCACCAACACTGGTCTAGGTTATAGGTGGGCAACAGCAACCATAACAGGGAACGGTGTGGGTGCTAAACTCAGAGTAATTCTATCACCATATGGTGGTGTGGGTAAAGAGGCAATCAATAACCTCTATGCCAGAACTTTGATGTTTTACTCCAATGTATCTGCCGATAAGAATCAAGGTTTCGCAGTAAACAATGATTATCGTCAATTGGGTATCATAAAAAATGCTCGACAGTTTGGATCTACCTATACTCTGACAGTTGGCAATGCCTCTGCGTGCTGGGTTATCTCTGCCGATACTGCTATCAGTACAGTGGATTTCCCGATCGATTCATTGATATACTTGAACTTCGGATTAGCAAATGAAACCAGATTCAGAATTGTTTCTATCTCTGGATCGGCAATGTTGGTTCAATCATTGGATAATGGTATTCCAGTATTGAGTGCAACTATTCAAAATGATAATGCAGATAGTTTTATCGTATCTACTGTGACTCCACCAACCATGGATAAATACTCCGGAGACCTGTTGTTTATCGATAATAAGCAGGCATTCACTCCGGGTGAAGATCAGATCGTAACCATCAGAACAGTATTGAAATTCTAATAAATATAACACTAACTCCTTCGAGACACACAAATGATCAATTTTTCCAGTGAACCATATAACGACGACTTTGATGAGAATAACAAATTCCATCGGATTTTATTCAGACCAAGTTATGCTGTTCAGGCGCGGGAACTGACCCAACTCCAAACAATTTTACAGAATCAGATCAAACGAAATGGCGACCATATATTCAAGCAAGGTGCCATGGTTATTCCTGGTCAGATTTCATTGGATACAGAGTATCATTATGTGAAGATCCAACCAACCTATGGTGCTCTATCGGTTGAGTCGTTCATAGCAGAATTTGAAGGTACAGTTATCACTGGTGAAACAAGTGGTGTTACTGCATTGGTATTGAAGGTTGAACGTGCCACTGGCACAGATCCAACAACACTGTATGTCCGTTACACAAACTCCGGTACAAATGGTACAACAAAGGTATTTGCCAATGATGAAAAAATTACGTCTGCCGGTGGTGGATCAGTAAATATCTTTGCCGCATCTGCAACTGGTATTGGTTCTGCCGCAGCAATTGAACGTGGTGTTTATTACGTCAATGGATACTATGTACTCTGTGATGCTCAAACAGTATTACTGGACAAGTATACAAACATCCCAACCTATAGAGTTGGTCTAACAATTGATGAGCAAAAGAAAACACCGGAGGATGATGAGACACTCCTAGACAATGCTCAGACAAGTTTCAACTATGCTGCCCCAGGTGCCCATAGATATTTTATTGATCTAATTCTATCCAAGTTATCTGTTACCAGCACATCCGATGAAAATTTCATTGAATTGCTTCGGGTCACTGAAGGTATTGTAAATAAACAAATCGTCAATACTGCATATTCTGAACTGGAAAAAACACTGGCAAGACGTACATATGATGAGTCTGGTAACTATACCGTTTCAGACTTCACCATTGATGTGCGTGAACATAGAAATAACAATAGAGGTCAATGGTTGGCATCCACCCCATATCTAATCGGTGATGTTGTTACCAATGCGGGACATACATATGTTGCCAAGATTTCTGCCTCATCAGTATCAATTGCTCCTATCCATACCACTGGATCTGCCTATGATGGTGGAAGTAGCACAGGTGTAAACTGGTTATACAATGAAGCACCCGCATACAATCGTGGTGTATATCTGACAGGTGATGCTGCTAAACTTGCAATTGGTCTAGAACCAGGCAAGGCATACATCCAGGGATATGAAGTTGAAAAGGTTGCCAAGGAATATGTTGCCGTTGATAAGTCACGGGAATTCGTTCAGGTTGATAATGCTGTTATACCGGCAACTGTTGGTAACTATGTATTAGTCAATAACCTAAACAACCTACCAAAGTTTGATACATTTGAGACTGTTGATCTATATGATCGCATAACAGATTCCGGTGGTCGTGGAACTCCAGTGGGCACTAAGATTGGTACCTGTAGAGTGCGTGGTGTAGAATGGGACAATGGTACAATTGGTTCTGTTGCTGCCATATACAAACTATTCGTATTCGACACTACAATGGTTGCCGGATATGACTTCAATAGAGATGTGAAGTCATTTTACTATAGTGGTGGTTCTGCCCCACTGAGTTTCACTGCCGACATTAGTCCAGTGGCCACTCAACTTATCGGTACATACACCTTTTCCACAACAACCATCACTGGTCAGGGCACATCATTCCAAACAGATCTATCTGTGGGTGATTATATCTACCTTGGACTGGAATTGCGCAGGGTAGTCACAATAACTGCTCAGCAAACATTGACTGTTGATGTTGCGCCGACCGCAACTGGTCTAACAATCAAGTTAGTGAAGACTGCAGTTTACGAACCACAGAATTCTGGATTGGTATTCCCCTTCCCGTATTATGCAATCAAATCTGTGCGGTCATCAACAAGCACAAACGATAACTCATATACAGTGGCTGAGAGGTTTGTCGGTACAACAAATGGTTCTGCATCATTGTCTTTGACCACTAGTTCAGGCACATTTGCTTCCACGGCAGATAATGATAATTACCTTTGCGTTGATAATGTAACTGGTGCAGTGGTATTACCAACAGGCATTGTACCTGTTGGATCATCTGTTACTATACAATTTGCAAGTCCTACATATAATTCCACCTCATTCACGGTCTCCACTGCTGTAAATAAGACTGGGGCATCTCTCACAGAAAAGACAAAAACGACTGCCTCTGCCACTGTGACATTCACTACACTTGCCGCAGCAACCAATAAGGTATTGCTTCTGAGTAAGGCAGATCTGATAAAGGTCACCAGTATCAAAATGAAGTCCGGAGATTTCGTAACTCCGGGTGCAACCTATTCCATTGATATCAGTGATCGTTTCACCGTGGACACTGGTCACCGTGACTCATATTATGATGTTGCTCGATTGAATCTGATTCCATCATTCAATGCACCGGAAGCACCTGTCGAGGTTGTATTTGATTACTTTGCCCATGGTGCCGGTGATTACTTCACAGTAAATTCATATCCAGCAGATGTTAGATATGAAGACATCACACCAGAATTGCGTGATGGTATTGACTTTAGACCAAGGATTGCAGATGCCGGTGTATTATTCAGTGGTACTGGATCGTCCACAACTCTAATGCCAAAACGTGGTATTGATGTTAGATCTGACTTTACCTATTACCTGGCACGCAGAGATAAAATTGTATTGACCTTTGCCGGAGTATTCTCGGATGTGGTTGGTATATCAGCATTGAATCCTGGTCTACCAGAGGATCCATCACTATCAATGGTATTGTATAATCTATCAATTGAACCCTACACTTTCTCAACTGAGGTTGGTAGTGTACAGGTAAACAAGATTGATAACAAACGATATACAATGCGTGATATTGGCAAACTTGAAAAACGAATTGACAACCTGGAATACTACACATCCTTATCATTACTGGAACAACAGACTGAATCATTGGCAATCACTGATGCTGCCGGTCTAAGCAGGTTCAAAAATGGATTCATAGTTGATGCATTCACTGGGCATGGCGTGGGTGAAACCACTTCATTGGATTATCTCTGTTCAGTTGATGCAGAGAATGCAGAACTCCGTCCATTCTTCACAATGGACAATGTAAACCTAATCGAAAAGAATACAGATGATGCAGGTCGTGCAACTGCGAATTATAAACTATACGGTGATGTTATTACATTGCCCGTACTTGAACACGTCAAGTTAGTGGAACAAAAGTACGCATCAAGACTTGAGAATATCAACCCATTTGCCGTGTTTACTTTCTTGGGTGATGTCAAACTAAACCCATCATCTGATGAGTGGTTCGAGGTAGATCGTAGACCTGATATTATCCAAGAGGTAGAGGGTAACTTCAATATGATGTACACCATTGCAGAAAAAGCAGGTGTACTTGGTACAGTCTGGAACGCATGGCAAAATGTATGGGTCGGTTCAACTGTTGAGACAGGTAGAAGTACCTCCACTCAAAGAGCAGGCAGAAGGGGTCCAATCCGAACAATGACGGTTGCCACAACTGCAACTCCAATCGGACAATCAAGAACAGGTATCAAAACATCTGTAGTTGCCAAGA